CAAAATCATGTTTGACCATAAGCCACCACCTTGTGAATTAAAATTATCGCCTAATGGCTATACACAACACAAATAAAGTGCCAATGCCTGTAGTAACTAACCTACCATAATTAGTATCTCCGCCGGTAATAGATGCCGAATAAGCTGCACACTTATCATCGTAATCGATGCCGGCATTCACTCCATGATCATAACTTTTGTGTGAGATAAATTTGGAGAATTGAATTTTCAAATTAGTTGGTTTGTAGTTATAGCGGCTTTCTTCTCGTCTCCATTCTTCTCTTGAAGGAGCCTTTTGCTCTATGTTGTAACCTACAGGAATAAACGTGCAATCCGCTCGGTTATACCCTTTTGGAACAGGGCAATAATCCCCATGCCGCACTTGGAACACTTGAATATCGAGATTCTTAACCTCAAAACCGGCTTGATAGATTGATTGAGCATCAATTCTCGAACCGGTGATATTAGCACCTACGATATTGCCATTCGCATCAATTCTGAATGTATTGTTGGCATTCTTGAAGGTGGTTCCTGTGATGCTGCCACCTTTTAATGAACCGATGTTTGCTGAAATAGAGGATAAACTATCCACTTGCATTTTGTCGGCTGAAACAGAGCCGGCCTGTAGCATTTTCTTTGTAACAATATTATCATCAAACAAGGCTTGCCCTGTAACGTGCAGCAATTTACCATCAATGCGAGTGCCGGCCGGTGTGAGGTTGATGCGGCTTATGAGTTCCTTGCCATCGAGTTTGCCAATGGCTTGTGTAACATTTAACTCAACCCCTTGTGAGATTTGGGTTATTTGAGAGGTTACATTTTTATTGAGGTCTGACAATGATCGTTGATATGCGTTTGCTTGGTCGATGATTCTGCTGCTTAAACCATTCACATTGGTTTTTACAGTTCCCATCTCGCCCTGTAAGGCCTTAACAGCCTTATCCATAGCATCGAGTCCGAGTGATTCCATATCTAGTAGTGCCTTATCGATTTTGGCTTTTACAGTTACATCGATTGCATCTGTTCGAGGGCCTTCGCCAAATATATCAGTAAACGCAACACTTACTGAATACACTCCGGCATCTAATGGAATGCTTATCACATTATTAGGTGTGAAATAAACTTTGGAACCAACATAGACATTCATGCCCTTGCACCCAACAGGAATTGACTCGGTAGATACCCCAATCCCATTCATACTGCCAACCGCTTGCACTTGACTCGGTTTCTTAGGTTGTGGAACATTATATGTTACTTCGGAAGGTGCGCCATAGCCTTTTGATGGGTTATGAGCATATAGGTACACTTTACCGCTCCGATTCCTTAATACACCACTATAGGTTGTGTTATTGCTGCGACCAATCAATCCATCATTTTGGCCAACCTTCAAATCAAGGCGAAGTTCATAGAAATCGATATCCGCATTCCTAACCTCTAACCAATTGAAGTGTGCCATATCGCTGAATGAGATGGAGAATCCTTGCGGTGCATTAGGCACCTCGGTTTTCATCGCCACAGTAATGCTCTTAGTAACACCTTGCGAAGTGTTGCCATGAGAGTCTTTGACCTTCAACTTCACTTCGTATGTATGCCCTAATTCGCAGCCACTTACTGTGATTTGTCCATTGCCGGAGCCACCATATTTCCATGTGCCATTAGGTTCACGATACCATAATTCGACTGTGTCCAAGCTGTTTATAGGTGGCACATCAAACTGAGCCACCACATCGAATGAAAGGACACCATTGCCAATCTCGTAGTACTTAGTGAAGAGTGTTACATTGGACACTTCCGGAATGTAATAAGGCACAATAGTATATTGATAGGATTGAACCTCATCAAGACCTTGCTCATTACTTCCAAATAAGTTCATCGATGTAAATTTGAGATATATTGTTTTGCCAATATCTTCCTTCCGATACGGATATCGGAATAAAGCCTCATCTACACGAACGAACCTTTCATCCGCACTGTGATTGATTGCGTTAGTACCATATTGACCTCGAACCAATCCTTGCAGCGTGAACCAATTATTTGGATGTACTTCAACATTCTCATAGCTGAGAGCCTCACCATTCACCCAACAGAGTGTATTGCCACGCTCTGCATCAATATGAGTGCCACTTTTTAACACACCTTGATTGATGACTACATTGCAGAAGTTACCATTCTGAGCAAAGCCATATTTCGTGCGGCCCATTCGAGCCTGTTGAGATATATTGCCTATGCGTTGATATGTTTGGTCATTATCAGATAGCCACACGGAGCATCCACCCCAACCACTCGGAGCATTTACACCCACAAATATCTGATTGCCACCAACATCACCAACAGTTTGGAATATCGCCACATCATTGACACTTGGAGCCTCTTGATTGTAGTCCACAAAAGGTCTTTCATTCTCATGCACGTTGTATTTAGCCGGAGCATATGTGCCGGCCGGCTTGCCTTCTGCTGTCAGTTCGAGTTGCCCATCGGTTGCCTCGTTTACTGATGTGATCACAACGATTTGATGGTCTAATTGGCATGATTTGTCGGTTAGCGTTACCAAATCGCCAACCTCTAATGCACAAAAGGCCCAATCTAATCTGAATGTGTATTGCGTTTTAGCATACAAGCGTTTCATAGCTAGTTGCTCGGCATAATACTGCGCTCGTGCTTTTGTGTAGAGATAATGTGCTGTTTTCTTGGATGCCGGTTTTAATCCGTTCCGTTGAACATCAGCCACCACCTCGAAGGACACAGTTTCCTTCTCATAGCTATTTGCACGATTAATGAACTCAACTGTAGCCTCATTATAGGCCTCACTTGAATCCTTTCGCTTATACAAGATAAGTTGACCATCAGAGCCGGCAATGAAGTCATCTGCGGTCAAATCATATTGGATTTGGTTTGCCGGTGTCCAATCTCCGATAGGCTTATCGGCTAATGGTACGATTTTCAATCGGTCAGTAGACCAAAAGACCAAACTATTAGTGATTTCCGCAATATCATTGATGACTTGCTGTGCTTTCGCACTCTTCTGATTTGGTGGTGTGCTGATTAGAATATCAGCTGCCTTGCAGTATGCTCGGAAGTTATCAATCCCATCAATCACCACATCAGCGCCAACAGATTGCAATACATGGACAATGTAATCAGCCGGATTCACATCGACTCCATCGCCTGTTTCGAGGAGTTTGCCTTGAATCTCGAAGTTATACTGAGGAAGGCTCCCTCTATCACCTAAATCGACTACACCGGCCATGTATGCCAAGCCACTATAAGGCAATGCCTTATCCGGATGCTTGGATAACATATAAGGCCACGGAGTTTGACCATAATCACCTTTAAAAAGTGTTAGTTCAATTTTCTCATTAGGGTATTGGTACACCTCTTTATCTCGCCACACTTTACCGATGCCCTTGATTGGACCTTCGCATAAGCCAATGGCTGCTGCTACAGTATAGGTATAAGTGATCTCGGTATGTTTCGAGCCACCGCCTTTGCCTGTCCGTGTAGTGCTTTTGTGTTCGTGTGCTGTGAAGTCCTCATAATCAATGATGTTCCCACTCACACGAGTTGTGCCTAGAATCTCCGGCACTACCTCGCCATATGATGCGGTGTTGATTTGGAAATCGGCAATCATATCGGCTCTATTTGTGGTATTTCTACCCCTACTGAATAAGAAACCCATCTTATTGCTCCTCTCTGTATCTATAAACCGCCCTCAAACGAGGTCTGCCCTTCTTATCGAAGAACAGAGAATCATCTAATTTCGAGTAAATAACCCCATAATCCACAAAAGAATGAATAACTAGGCCATCACCCACATATATGGCACCATGACTGATGCATCTGCCATATTGGTAGAGAAGGAAATCACCTTCCTTGATTGGAGAGGTCATATCCACCTCATCTGCCACTTGCTGAACATATTTGAGATATTTCTCCTCTGAATGATGCAAGTGCCATTCATTTGAATAGTTTTCAATTTCTAGCCAATCCGCTCGCATCACACCACTATCAACTAATGCTGCAACGAGCAAATAAGCACAATCAACACCTACACCACGAACCATTGTATTGTTCATGTAAGGAGTGCCTAGCCACTTCTTGGCAGCATCTGAAATGCGTTGACCAACGCTCAAATTACTCATCGTATGCTCTCCTTCAATGGCACATAAGGTGTTGCCCTGTTTCTGCTGAAATTATTGAATTTATTCTTACAGTCATTCGCTGTCTTATCGCATCCGGCAAAGATATAGAATGTATCTCCGACCTTCGGTGCGATTTCGAGCGCACTCATGTAAACGATCACACCATCATCAGACTTTAGAATCTGAGTGGATTGTCCGGCCAATGGGCCTGTTATCCAATCAATGCCACCGGCAGCATAATAGCCATTAGCGAATGGCACATCAATGCGAATTGCATTGGTGCCGGCTAATGCTGTAACCTTCCCTTTCTTGCGATAGTTGTGGATATCAACTCCGCATTCTTTGGAATAGATACTGTAAGGGCATTGAGGATAATATCTGCGATTAGGATATTCGATGTTTAGCTTTTGCACTATGGACTTTACATTCAGTTTTAATGTAAGGCCACCGCCTTGCGATACCTCACACAATCCTGTGAATAATCCAATAACACCGATGATTTTGTTGGCATCATCAAAGAACGCTCTTTTGAGCGTGAACTCTGCACCATCAAAACCACCATTGTGTGCTACCGCCATAATCGGAACACCGCCAATCTTATCTCGTTCATCAGTCGAGATGCTAACAGTCATTTTATCCACACTAACCGTGCTATTAGTGGCAATCTTATCACGCACTATAATTGGGCCATCGCCTTTATAGATTTTAGAATCATAAGACACACTCGCCTCAGATTCTGACCAATAATAAGAAACCCCACTCTTCAATCGCAACTCGTAGAGGTCGCAACTATTAAAGTGTTTCTCGTTGTTAAGGTGATTCCTTAGCACCTCGCTAACTTCCTTCATATTTGCCCCCTATCGTGTAGTTACTAATTTGAATGATTTGGATTTGTACACGTTTGTATACACATATTCTGCTGTCATATCTCCGCTGAATCGAACGAGCCAATAATATGTATAGTCGGCTGTGATTACGGAGTTAGGTGCAACTGTTTGACCGGCTGCCAACCTAATCACTCCCTTATCACTCACCGCTCTTATTGGCGAGCCATTGGCATAGAGTTTCAGATTCTCAACGTGATACACCGGTTCGAGATAATCACCGAACTTGCGAACAGCTTGCCATGAGCCATCTGAACCCACACCAAGCCGAATGCCCTTCTCGGTGTTATCTTCCGGATCTAGCCACAAAAATGGAATTGTGCCACCTTTCACTTCCGAATAGAACCCCATCAACTCCTTGTATTGTTCCGGAGTTAAGACCTCAAATTCAGTTGTGATGGTGTACTGAGGATAGTTCCATGTGGTCATGGTTCGCACCTTGCCACTTCCGGATGTTTTAACCTTAGTATCCCATTTCTGTGCTTTGGATGATTTCCACCCTAATGATGTGATATTTGGAAATTTTTTATAATCTGCCATAAATCACCTACCATGTGCCTTCTGTTCCAATGAACTCTCTATCTTGGTTGACCATGAATTGTCTTAATGCCCTACCGCCACGAGATTCAAGGAACGAACCGAAACTTTCGGAATCGATAGCACTCACATTGAATGTGATGCCACCGCTTGCACCTTTGCCACCACTTGCATTGCTGATGCCTTCGCCTAATCTGTCGAACACAGTATCAGACAATGGGATTACAGCCTCTTCATATCTACCCTCACCAATCTGTGCGATTGTTGGGCCATATGCTAGACCGCCACTCGCCATTTTAGGCATAGACTTGGCATCCATAAAGCTGCTAAAACCACCACTGCTCACAGAGTTCAAGGATGTTGTAGTGGCCAATCCGGCTGCTGTTGCGGCCTGATATGCGGCCATACCGGCAGTAGAACTCATGCCAAATGTAGCCATCGCCATTTGTTGGGCCAATGTTGCCCATGCCGGTGTTTGGGCCTTAGCTGCTGCAATGCTCGTTGTGGTTTGTTGAGATTGTAGCATCTTGCCAAATACAGCCTGTTTCACTTGTGCCGCAATCCATTGAGCCACGCTGTCAGCGATGGTTTTAAGGATTGCCTTGCCCATGTTTTGGAAAGCCTGTGTTACAGACATAGTGCCTTGTAAAAGACCGGAGATGCCTTCTTGCATCTTATCGATGCCGGCACTCATGGCCTCAAACATCACAGCCTGTCCATTCCAATGGCTATCCATCACGGCCTGTTGATATTCTTCCATCAATTGCTTGCGAAGTTCATAGTTCTGTTGCATAGCAACATATTCATCAGTCAACGCAGTTTGTAAGGCCTCGAAGTTTTGTGTTCGCATAGCCTCATCAATCGCCCATTTCTCATCAGCCAATGTGCGATGCTGTTCCATTGCCTTTTGCATGAACTCTTGATTCTTAGCCAAAATCTCAGCATTCGCTTGCTCTGTGAAAGCAATTCGACCATCTTCCATCACATCAAAGGCAATGCCTTTGGCTTTGAGAGTGTCGATATAATGCTGTTGTGCCATTTTGTCCATTTTGACAAATTCATCAGTCATATTCGCATAGCGGTCTTGGATTTCATCAATGGCATCCGTATAATCTTTTGCCAATTGCATTGCCGGAGATATGGAGCCTGTAGAGTCCTTATCTGCTGTAGCAACAATGAAATCCTTTTGCATATCACGAATCTTGGTTTCGATGGAGCGGAGTTTAGTAAACTCCTCTTGCTTAGCTTTGATTCGCTTGTCGGTGTAAACCTCATCAAGAAGTTTCAAATCCTCTTGATAGTTTTTGTTGGCCGCCTTAGATTTTTCGAGTTCCTCACGTTCCTTCTTATATTGCAACTCAATCAATTCCACTTGATTGCCTTGCATTTCGAGGAAGGATTGAAGGATTTTCTCATGAATCTGCTTGGCCTCTTTGGCAAGATCTTCACCTTTGCCTTTTCCACCGCCACCGCCTTTGCCACCTTTACCGGAGCCGGCATCGGAACCACCGCCACCGCCGCCACCGCCGCCACCGCCTACATCAAGACCACCACCACCGCCATCAAGACCGCTTGTGATTTGACTTGCGATATCAACACCCTTGTTGACGATATCTTGGGCCACATCGGCTGAAATTGTGTCTACTTGTTGAATTGCTGTGAATGTACCACCGAAGAATTTGGCAACTTTCTCGCCAACACTGTTGAGTTTAGCTATAAGCCAATTCAATGCCTCGATGATTTTATTTACACCCCACACAGCGGTGTGAACCACACTCGACCATACTGCCGACATGGTTTCACTAAATCCACCGGCTGCCGCTTTAGATAATCCAAATGCAGCTGCTAATGTGGCCAACAAACCAACAACAATTGGAATAGGGTTAGCCATTAATACAGCATTAAAAACAGCCTGTGCAGCGGATGCCAACAAGGTGCCTGTGCGAAGTGCTGCATATAAGCCACGCAATATTGATGCACTAGCTGATAAACCAACCATCAATCCGGTAGTTACTAGAATTGCAACACCGAGCGCTGTTTTTGCCGCTGCCCACGCTTTCGTGGCCGCAGTTGTAACAATAGCAGCGGTTCTGAATGCGAGTGTTTTAACAGTAAGAGTGGCTAATATAGTGCTATGTGCAGCTACAATGGCCCTCTGTGCTATAAATGCAGCAGTAACACCAATTATTGCTGCTGCTACCGGCGGCATTGCTGTTGCAACTAACACCGCAAAACTTTTGATGATGTTGCCGACTGTAGACACCACCACCTTCATCGAGTTAAATGCTGCGGAAATTAATCCGATGGACACTTGGGCCACAGCTGCAACGGAACGAATAGCAATGCCAACGCCTTCAAAGGCAGCCATAAACTCGCCGCTTGATGTGATGCTTGCCAACTGCTCCAACACAGGAGTGAATGCTTGAATAAATTGATTCTGAATGCTTTGACCTATGTCAGCGAATGTCATAGGGATTTCAGCGAACTTCTGATTCGTTTCCTCAGCACTTCCATATAGTGCATTTTTGATGATATCTGCTGTAATAAGACCTTGTGAGGATAGTTCCTTTAATTGACCTACACTCATGCCCATTTCTTGGGCAATGGATTGAGCCAACATCGGAGCATTCTCCATAATTGACCGGAACTCATCACCTTGCAACTTACCACTCGCCATTGCTTGGGTAAGCTGATACATCGCACTTGTGGCCTCTTCTACGCTCGCACCGGAGATTTTGAACTGTTTATTCAACTGTTCAACGAAGAATATCGCCTCATCATTGGAACTGAACGCATCTTTGGCCAACATATTCAGTTTTGCAACGCTGTCAGCCATTTCAAGATATCCGCCACGAGATCGTTGCGATGCAGCATATATCTTATCCATGATTTCCACAGTTGTTTGTGAACCATCATTGATTAGATTAATGCGTGAGCGAATCTGTGCCATTTGGTCGGATAAGTTAGCTGCCCCAACAGCCAAATCCTTCACAGCTGTGGCAGCCACACCAATGCCGGTGGCCGCTGCTGCAATCTGCACCCCTTTGCCAACCTTATTCATGGCGCTTTGTAAGTCTTGCCCAAATACCTTCTGAGCCTTTGCAGAAATTTTATCGAGTTCAGAGGATATATCACCGCCGAGTTTTTGTTTCGCTGCCTGTGAAACCTTATTCAAGGCCCTTTCAGCATTGCTACTATCGGCGCTAATGGTTATTTTGGTTTCAATATCTGCCATTGTCTAAATCTCACCCCCTTCTGCTCTAAATTCTTTGATAAATTGCTCTTCTAGTTGTTTCTTTTCGAGTGCGGTCATTGGATATAGGATATCGATGAAATCCTTCGGCTCTACACCTTTACCCTTAGCCAATTGCGTATTCATGATATTAGCCACCCAAAAGGCTTTGTTTGTGTCTAATATGCGTTGCCTACGTTCATAACCCTTCACCATCTTATTGAACTCCATAGGCTGCAAATCCATGAGTTCCCACGGTTTTAACTCTAAAACACTATAAGCAATTTCCTCAGCGTATCGGAGCCATTGAGAAAAAGAGGGGAGCGATTGCTCCCCATCTAGTTTTTTGGATTATTCTCCGATTCAATCGCTAATTTATCAGCATCGGTCATTTCGTTTGGGAACATTTGATAATAGAGTTGAGCGCCAAACACACCACTTGCAATCAAGGCCTTTGTAATAGGCAATTGAATAGCTGCAAGTGTGAGATTTTGCTCTTCATCTTCCAATAATTCGCCAATCAGTTCCATATATTTATTTGGATTTCTTCCATATTGTTTCATGCCAATCGCATAGCCGGAAATGATGCAGTTGATAGGCCATTGAACCATAGTCAACAATTCACTCACAGGCTTGCCAACAGCCGCCTCAAATTCCATGAGGCGCTGCATATTGAACATAATATATTCGCCATGACCGAATAGATCACAATTAACTTTTTTCATCAGAGTTTCTCCTTAGCGCTAAAAATTTATATCGAACAGAATCGGTGATTAACCACCAACAACGGCCGGTGCCGGTTGTAATTCAGACAATGGGCCAATGCCATTCAATTCGCCTTTGTAAGTTGCTACATCGTCATGTGGCGCACTTACAGACAATTCAGTTACAGATGCAATGCCTGTGAAGAATGTTTTATCCGGATACTCGAATTTAATGTGAACATTATCACCATTCAAGAATGCTTTTTCGAGCAACTTCAAGGATTCTTCTTTAGGCATCAACAATGTTTCGATGCTGAAAGACCATTCTTTCAAACCGGCAATTGTAGATTTCCAACCACCGGAACCTTTATGAGATGCATCGATGCTGTCAGCTTTACGAGATAAATCACCACTACGTTGGCCACCCAATAAAAGCCATTTGGCACCTGTGTTTTCGTTTGTACCTGTATTTAAGTACAACAAATAATTTTTGCCGGCTGTCGGCATATCTGTCGCAGTAGGTACATAAAGTTTAGTTTCTGCCATTAGTAAATTCCCCCATTAGAATTAGATTGTTTTAAATCATACATTCGAGCCTCGAATCGGTACTGTGTGCCAATGCATGGCCTTACGGAACCATTGTCGGCTGTCTTATTGGTACAGCGGATATCTACAATCTGAAATCCGCTGTCCGGTAATATACAAACATCCTCGTTGAGTTCACCGCATTTGTTCCGGAAATCAATCAATATAGATTCGATTTCACTCTCCAATTTGCAGATGGCCTCATAAGCAACAGCAAAATCATCGGTATCGCTGCGAACCCAAGTTTCGAGATAGAACTCCTGTTTGAGCATCGCTTGAACTTTGCCATCAATTGGCAGTGTTTCGCCTCGACCTAACAATATAAGACCTTGCTCATCGACTCCGGCATTCATTGGATTTAAGAACCCAAGTTCTACCCTTCCGCCAAAGTCAGAGGATTCAATTGCATATTTAATTTTGTTTAGTAGTTCAAGCCACATATTAACCACCTCGATAGAGTGGAATTGTGCGATATCCTACATATTTACTTGGTTGCCCTGTCAACTGTTCAGCAGTCATCTGACCTTCGATTCTTGCGATTCTATCATTGATATATCGCAACTTCTTGGAGTAGTAGTCATCATCTTGCCCATTGCGATTGTATTGTCCAATAAGCGATGCAGCCTTATTCATAGCGACTTCTCGGTAAGCGTAAAGCGTAACCAATTCATCAACTACAAACGAACGCACCACATCAGCATTTGGAACTCCCAAACGCTTTGCCAATACATAGAGCCAAGACTCAGCCTTCTCAAAGTCAGATTCTCGAACATTAGGGCCTAAAAGTTCATCGTTGAACTTCATTTCTTGAAATTGATATAGCATCATCACACCCCTTACAGTTTTAGATGGAGATTGTTTCTGCTAGCGCTTACATTCACGCTCTCAGCCACATCATCGAGTGCTACATTAACAGCTTTGGAGAATATCCCTCGGATTCTATCTTGTGAGCGGTCTAATGCATCATACAAGAATGGATCCGCAGCAGTTCCCTTGTGATGCACCTTCTTGGCAAACACAAATCCATTCCCACCAACAGGCACCCATCGGAGTGCCTTCTTGGTATTTGGGAATATATCGTGTTCTTTCGTGCCTTCGTGTACAAAAGGGCCATAAGGTGCAACTTTATTATCGACATAGACCTCTGCAAGCCTATTGCTAATAAGTCGCACATCGATGGCTCTCTCCAATTGCCCTGTTCTTGATGTGAATCCATGATTTTCTTGCGCAGTTGATTGCACAACTGTGGCACTAGCCTTCACGGCCTGTGTTAGCCGCCTCTCAAAGATTCCTCGTGTATCCATCTATTTTTTACCGGATTTTGTTGGCTTTTCTTCTTCTTCCAAAGGTTCCAAAACAAAACCTTGTTCGATTAAAGCATCACGCACATAATCATCATCGGTATATTTAACTTCATTTAGTCGGATTAAGCGATATTTCTCCATAGTTACCCCCTATTAAGCGCCAATATTTGCCCATACAGCAGCCAAACGCTCGTTTGGAACCCAAACATCATGGAATTTGCGATAATCCATCGCCCATGCGTTTGCCTTTTGATATGTCATTGGATCAAAGATGCGCATTGTGTCTGTTTTAGAAACAGCGATTGGACTTCTGCGACTCATGATAATCCAGTTAACACCTTTTGCAGCTGTGTCGGCCTTGAAACCACCGGCCTCTTGGCCTGTTGTTTTACCATCTTGGAACACAAATGCAGATTTCATGCGGTCGGATGTAACATTGATAATTGGAATATCGTTGTACATTTTTACTCGTGTATTGATGGCACCATGTTGGAATTGAGAAACATCAACTTGTTTTGCGAATTTCTCATTGTTATTCAACAATTGTTGTGCTTTGTAGGACATGAGAATAACCAAATCATTAGCATCGCCAATAATGTCGAGGATGTTGTACAAATCAGCATCTAATTTTTTCAACACATCAGCCTCAGCCGGATTGTATTGAGTTACTTTGTTGGCCTGTTTAGCCAATGCTGTGATTTTAGAGATACGATATGCATCAACTTCCGGAATCACACGAGTGCGTTGGAACTCTGCCATAACTTTTGTTGCGTTTGCTACGAAGTTGGATTCGTTCACAGTCATTGCATCCAATGTGAATTGTCGACCACGGTCTTGTGTCATGTTGTAGTCTTTGTAGGATAAGGAAACAGTACCTTTGTTATAACCTTCTTCTCGGTCATATGCTGCCAAGCCTTGCATGGACAATGTTGGGATTTTAACTGTATCGCCGCCATCATAAACAACATCACCGGCATTTACTTCCATAAAGCCTGTTGCTGCTTCCATCACCATTTGTTGGTCTAAAACTGTCTGAAAATTCTTTGCTGCCTCAATTGTGTTTAAAGCCATAATTCACCTCATATTGTTTGTAAAATAGATTAGCTTTTTGGCGGTTCTACACCGGCCAATTTAAACATTTCAGCGAGTTGGGAATTGCCACCCATTGCACCACCGCTCGCACCACTTCCGGCTTGTTGGTTGGACTTAACTGCCCATGTTTTTCCTTCTAGATAGTTGGAAGTACATTCTTCGATAGTGCCGATAGAACCATCTTCCTTTGTCCATCCATAGGAACCATCTTCTTGAACCTTAATTTGTGGTGTGATTAGCTTTGCCAATTCTTGTGGATCAATCGCATTCGCTTTTGTTAGTGCTGCAATCGTTTGCGCACTAATTTCGGAATTTGTACGCTTTTCAATCTCTTCAAGGCGAGCCTTTTCGGACTTTTCATTCTTCTCGATGAGCGTTTTTACTTGCTTTTCAAGTGCGATGAACTCCGGACTCTTATCGCCTTTGTGTGCCTCGTATTCGTCAACCTTACCCTTTAACTCATCTCGAGCTGATGTTAAATCGGTAATCTGTTTCTCGAATTTAAGGCGGTCGGCTTTGGCACCCTCGTTGATGCGAGATATTTCGCCTTTGAAACCTTCAACAAGTTCCTTGCCACCTTCGAGATTCTCTAATTTGCTGTACAATTCTGCTAAACTCATGTTTCTTTCTCCTTTTCAACATGAAATTTGCCATCGTTCGGCTCCCCTAATTGATGGCAATATAAAAGGCCTATGAGTTCACTCTCATAGGCCTGTAGGTCTAAATATTTGATTTTTTCTCCGGCTCACGCAATTGGAATGGTTCATCATTCCAACCCCTTGCCAATGTAGTCCATGATGTTTTACCTTTAGCCACTAACTTGCGACCTTCAACACCCAATAACTGCTCTTGATGTTGCTCTGATAGAGTATCGATGTAGGCCTTGCCGCCTTTTTCGATATTCTCATGTGCAGCATCGATATCCACCTCGAAATCATACACAGGATGGCACAAACACATACAATGTGGATGTGCCGGCAATCGTGGGAATTTGTCTTTAGGATAGACACCTTTGCCAAGACCATATAAATCTGCATTCGCATAGAAATCGCAGATATCATATCTTGGATGCCTACTCCCTAACTTCCATTTCAAAGCTACTACATCAGGATCATTCATATATCGGCTCATCTGCCCATCAGCATATGCCCTCGCATTCTCTGTGCGAGCAATACGCTCGGCATGATATCGAGCCTTCTCTTGAACAGCCACTTGAATCGCCCTGTTGAGGTCAATTGTATTCCCATCTTCAACCGCTCGTATTACATCAGAATACGCAGCACGAAGGGATGGTGTAGTGTTCTGCTCAACCTTCCTCGCTGCTTGCCTAATGGTACGCTCGAAGGCTTGCTGACCTTCCTCATCGTTCCATTTTGGCCGCTTTAAGGATTTTACTTTATTGACTACTTCCGGCAACTTGGCGAGTGGTATCTTAGCGCCATATCCATATCCATCGAATATTGCCCTTGCGGTTTCGATATTACTCTTGCCTTGTTTAATTGCCTTCTTAATCTCAGCAGCCACATCCTTCCTCACTTGTGGTGATTTGCCATGTAGCCGCTCAGATAGTGTCAATTTATCGTGAGTCCATGCTTTCTGCATCGCCAATGAGATTGCCTTAGTTGAATATGGAATCTTATTTCGCTTTCCCCTCTTAGGTATCAGAACACTATGGAACCCACGTTTGAAATTATGCACCAAATTAGCCTGTAGAGGTGCCTCTAACATTTCCATAATAGGAAAGTCCTTATAGGCGATTTGAACAGCCATATCGACCGAATATCCTAATTCGATTAATTCCTTGACCATCGCCTCAAAGGATTCTAGGGCATCATTCAGCGTTTGGCTTGTTGTTTGGTTCGCCATCGTCATCACCTAATGGATTATCAAGGTCGAGTTTTGAGTTCGCTATATCTTGCTCACGTTCGGTGGCAGCCTTCTCAGCCTCACCGATGATGGAATCCTTAACCTTCTTATCAAGGTTTGGCATATAGCTATCAAGAACTCGTTTCAAGATTTCAATGTCGAATGTCGAGGATTCAAATTCAAGGTCTTTCGCCTGTTGGGCCTGTGTCAATGATTCAGTAACATCATTTACCTTGAAATCTCTCGGATATTCGCACTTATAATTTACAGGATCATTGCTCCACAATTTGTAGAGTTCAATAATATCCTTCTCAGCCTCTTCGCATTGAACAGAGAAATCAGATAATCGCTGATTAGTACGTTCAAAATCCCATTGCTTTGCAACACCACTCTTGGCTTGCTGAACACCGATTACAGAGTCAATGCCACTCATCCGATACATTTCATTGATGAGTTTATCGATTTGAGCCATCAACACCTCTGCCGGCCCTTTATCCGGAGCAATATAATCCGGAGCCTTATTTGACTCTGCCGGATAACCTAACAAATTATCTGTACCAATAGTTATATCTTGCAATCCATTGTGGTCAACAGGCATTGTGAGGATTGAGAATGTTTGATTATATAAAATCTGAGATAATAAGGAACCCAAATTATAGACATGGGCATTTGTTTTAGCAATGGATAGGAACTCCGGTGGCGGCAGCATATCAATCTTGCGAGATGCTCTACCGAACCATTGAACGATTGGGATTCTGCCAATATTATGTTCACCACTAGCAATGACCTTGCCACCCAACTCCTTAATCACCCAAGAATTAGGTGTCCATGTGTGCATCCTCGTAATCTTGGAGCCATCAGAGTTGAACAGATTGGATGTATAAGAGAAGGATTTCAACTTCCCACTATCATCAAATTCATAGTTCGCCACATTCTTAGGCTCAACAGCTGTGAGATATGGCATATTTCTGCTCGATAAGTTATCTGCTAATGTTTCACCGAACTCGCTCACATTATCTACAACGATATACATCACACCATACAACTTGGCCATCGTGGCATTTTGTCTGATGAACTCTTGCAGCGTAGTGCCTTGCCGGTCTACATTGTGAAGGAACTCATCGAACATTTGGGATTTATTGTATTCCCTTTTGATATCATCCTTGAATATCGGATCTACAGAGGCATTCAAGATTGGGCCTGTGTAGTTTAGATAGTAGGCAATACTTCGTCTAAATTGAATAGACTGCGAACTCTCACGAGTGTGGGCCGTGATTGCACTACCATTGGCGAACATCCCACTCCCATAATATGCATCATGTAGCAGTTCATATTCGCCACTTCTTGAATTAGAAAATTCTGTTGCCATTCAATATCCTTTCTAATTAATATTAATCCGGCCGCTCTTGATTTGCGGTGCATTAATCTTCTCGGCAATACCGGTTAGGGAATCCGGAGCATCATCATGAGCATTCTTACCTTCCCTTTGGTATTTCATTACATCACTCGCAAATTGAGGCCATCTATCTCGCCAATTGCGAGGGAAATATATATGATTCATCACCCATGTGGCATTGGATTGAATACGAGCAATCTTATTGCCACTTTGGTGGAATGCATTTATAGAACATTTGTTCGAATTGTATTTATTAAGCAATATCTCACGCACATTGCGGCTGAACCCTCGCCCACCATTATTGGACTCGATATCAGCCACATTCACATTGTTGCGATATAACATATCAGCTACTGCCGGCTCCGTGATTTCCATCGCATCCTTTGTGTAGATGATATCCAACACATAGGCCTCGTTGTTATACACACCATATGTGATGCTAGATAGATAATCGCTGCCGGTGTCTGCTGTATCTGTGTAATTCTTAATACAGGAGAATACAGGATTGCCATTCATATCCATAGGAATCTCATCATAAGTGAGAATTTGAGGATATAGGCAGCCTTTCAAATCGATAGGCACTTGCTGATAGTTCGCACTTGCGATGTCTTCCCCCATTGCCCTCACCTTAGATTCGTAAGAGGCTTTAGATAGTACTTCCTCGCATAGCATCGAGCCATCATCTTGCAGTGCCTTCATTGTGATTACTTTTGCCTTGAACAATGGATCATCCTTAAAATGCTCGATTGCTCTTCCGGCCAAGTCATCAGATGCCCATCGTGTCATGATGATGATTATCTTGCCGCCTTCTTCCAAGCGTGAAAGCATCGTATTAGTGAACCAATCCCAATGCCCTTCTTTGATGTTGGCATTATAGGCCTCTTCACTGTTTTTGATAATGTCATCGATAATCATAAGCGAACAGCCAAAGCCTGTTGCAGTACCGGTTGGAGATGTAGCTAGATAAGAGTTGTTTTGTCCTTCAATGCTCCATAAATGAGCCTGTGCATCACCTACCGCCACCCTAGTGAATGGGAATATATCGGAGAATACTGTGATATCATCATCAGCCTTTGCCTCTTGGATGGAGTTCCTAACAGATTTACTGAACATTTTGGATAGTGTTTCGTTGTATGAGCCTGTCATAATCTTCGCTGATGGATTATTCCCTATATGCCATTTAGTTAGCATCTGCGCTGTTCTACTCTTGCCATGTCGAGGTGGCATATTCATGATCAGCACATTATATTCATCACCCTCTATGAAGGACTGCAACTCATTACACAACTCAACGAGATAGGCTCTATCCTTACGATAGAAATCACCGGCCATCAAGTGGCAAAAATAAAAGAACTCCCTTCTTGCGAGTTCCTTCTTTGCTGCTTGTATAATCTTTTCCTTATTCATCATCAATCAGCGCCTTTATATCAGCTGTATCGATTCCATCAAACGGATTATTCACTTCAATGTTGGCATCGACTTTCTTAGAATCTCGCCATACTTCCGGCTTGCGGTTCTTTAGCCAAAAGATTAAGGATGTAGGGTTTGGAGCCATGTCCTTTGTTACCCTTTTCACTTCCACAATCTCGCTCTTGCCACTTGCCTCATCATCGATTCGTACTTTCGTAACTTCATCATAGCTATATCCTAATGCACTTTTAAGCAATGCATTTTCAACAATGATATCAACTACTTCCTTGCCTCTTTTAATGGCATCGTTAAACTTGGGATATCGTTTCTTCCAATCATAGAGAGTGCCTATGTGAATGCCTATATTGTGAGCAATCTGAACATCAGTCAATCCATCTCTTGCCCATCCCTCTAACCGAAGAAGGTTATCCTCTTCAAGCCATTTCTTATATAGTCCTTTTCGACCTGTTTCATATGTCTTTTTCTCCTTCACACACTCACCCCCATTCATGGAAATATGTAATTGAACGCAAAAATACCCCATATCGGCGGTTGTAACCGATACAGGGTATATTCGCAGTTGTGTCGTTAAGAAATGAGGATATAAATGAAACGTGTAATTCACCTATCACCAATAACATTATAACTCTATTCAAAAGAGGTGTATATGAACACTTTTTGAAAGGTTTCTATTGCATACAATCTTTTATAAGGCATAGGCTCCGAAGAAGTAAATGGCTAAATCCTCAGTTGCTACATTCAGCCAATTATACACATTCCTTTCGCTCGTGCCACGCTTTTCAGCAATTTCAGAGATACTCAGACTATCGATATACCTATCATGTA